TTAGAAAATGGAATGAGATAAATTTAATTACAGATATTAATTATCAAAATTTAGATTTATTTGAAGATGAGCAAATTACACTCACTCAAACAATCCAGGACATAAGAGATATAGAAAAGGTGTTTACAGATTTTAGTAAAACTTTTACCCTTCCAGCAAGTGCTGTTAATAATAAATTATTCAAACATTATTACAGACGTGATTTAATTTCGGATGCAATACCAAATGGAATATTTGATGCTAACTCTAAGCTTGATGCAATACTTGAATTAAATTATAAACCTTTTAGAGCAGGTTATATTGTAATGAATGGGGTAAAACTGAAAAACAATGTACCAGAAAGTTATAATATTACTTTTTATGGTCAGACGATACAACTTAAAGACAGGGTAAAAGACAGAAAGTTAAGTAGTTTAGATTTTTCTCAATTTAATCACGATTATGATGTAACAAGAGTAAAACAAGGATTAGAGACTTTTGTTAGTGTATTAAATGGTCAAACAGTTTCTACAGCTCACGTTATATATCCGTTAATATCACACACACAAAGATTTATATATGACAGCGCAGCTGGTGGTGTTTTAACAACACAAGCAAGAAGTGATACGACAAGAAACTTATATGCTAGTGGTAGTCAAGCAGATTCAGGGTCAGGAAGTACAGAAAGATTAGGAACAACTAAAGGATTTCAATATACTGATCTTAAACCAGCATTAAGAATTATAGATATTATAAAAGTAATAGAAGAAGATGCAGAAATAGACATAAGTTTTACAGATGACTTTTTTAAGACGACAGGATTCTTTTCCAATCTTTATATGTGGCTACACAGAAACAAAGGAGAGATAGGGGTAACACCAACAAATGAAACAAGTACTAATCTAATAGTTATAGATAAGATTCAGAGCTTTAGTGGAGATGTTACACAATTTTTTGATAATACCACAACAGGCACACAGCCTGATAGTTTCACAGGTTTTGCACCTGTATTTGATGGAGGAATATTTAGATTTCAAACAGGAATATTGAATCAAGGCCAAGATATTGAAAAAATGAAAGTTACTTGGACAGTAACCCCAACGGTTAACACAAAAGCATTCACAGCAAGATTTAGAAAAGCAGGAACTAATGAAGTTATTACAGAGATTGCTCATACATCTGGTACAACAAATACTGTTTTAGAGTTTGAGTTTGAAACAGATTTATTTAATACAGTTGATGGACACAATATAGAGTTTGTTATAGAGACAACAGAAACAAGTTTAAATATGAGTTATGCTATGTCGTTTACTAAAACACTTACAAGATTTGGTGTATTTGAAAATGAAAGAACTGTTACGGCTGGAATTATAAGCCCTGATTCTGTTGTTGATACAATATATATATCAGACCAAATACCAGATATGAAAATATTAAACTTCTTAACAGGCCTATTTAAAACATTTAACTTAACAGCTTTTGTTGATAATGATGTTTCAAGTAGTACGTTTAGCCAAATCAAAGTACAAACGTTAGATAGTTTTTATGCAAGTGGTACAAGTAGAGATATAACTGAATTTGTTGTTATTGATGATAGTGAAAGTAATTTTAGTGTACCTTTTAACGATATAGGTTTTAGTTTTCAAGACCCTAAGTCATTTGCAGCTTTTTATTATAACAAGCTAAATTCAAGAGAATATGGATCAGTTAAAGCGAGTAATGCAAGTAATAGTGGTAGAGACCCTAGACTAAATAGAGGCCAAGACTATATTATAAAAACACCATACGAAAAGATGTTATTTGAAAGATTAAAAAATGTTAATGGAGGTGCAAATACAAATATAGGTTTTGGATATTTTGTAGATGACAACCAAAGCCCTACAATCGGCAAGCCATTATTATTTGTTAGAAAAAATACAAGTGTAAGCTCTACAGCTATACAAATGTTTAATGGTGGTGGTGTAGGAACACCTGCAAGCATAAGCACTATAAACAGAGGTACTAATTTTCAACAAGGAACTTCAAGCGTTTATCTTGCCGTAGCTGGTGCTGAGTCAAGTGCGGTTACATTTAGTTACTTAGACAGTAATAACGCTACACAAACAGTAAGTGTTAATGATGGCGCAAACACAACTATAAATCCTGTAATTACAAATAGTGTTGTTATTACAAGTAATTTTGATAATATTGACAACATTACAATAACTTATACAACTGTAACGGCAAGTCAAACTTTGAACTTTAGTACAGAAGTTGATCCGTTTGTAGCAAACATAGATACGAACACATTATTTAAAACTTATTATAGTGATTACATAAGCGACATATTTAGTTACAATAGAAGGTTAGTAAAAGTTAAGGCCATATTACCACAGAGCTTTTTATTACAATACAAACTAAGTGATACACTTATAATTAGTAATGAGGAATTTATAATCAATAAAATAACAACCAATCTGCAAACAGGTGAAAGTAGTTTAGAATTATTAAATAAATTGAAGAAAGCGTGATACAAAATATATTAGAATTATTAGAGTTTGCGGATGGCGAAACTGAGAATATCAGAATAGCACAAGGTAAATACAGTTTACCCAAAAGTGTAAAACAAGGTTACAAACAAGTTAAAAAAGAAATAAGATGGCAAAAGAAGTTATAGTAAATGTAAAAATTACAGCCCAACAAGCTCAAAAAAACATTGAAGAGTTAAATAAATCTTTAGATGCTTCTGAATCATTGATAGATGAATTAGAGAAAGAGTTATTAGACCTCAATAAAACTCTTGAGAAACAAAGTGGAGTTTCTGATAAAGCACTAAACGCAAGAGTTAAAACTAACAAAGAAATAGAGAAAACTACCAATAAGATACAAAGAGAAAAAAAAGCAGTAAGAGATATAAACAAAGAAAGACAACAAAACAATAAAATAATAAAAAAATCTACTCAGCAAACTGCTGACTATTCAGGTGTTATTGGAATACTAGATAGACAAACAGGAGGATTAATATCTGGTATCACAGGTATTACAACTAGTGTAGGTGCAGCTACAAAAGGATTTAAGCTTTTAAGAACAGCTATAATATCAACAGGTATTGGTGCTTTAGTAGTAGCTATAGCATCAGTAGCAGCAGCATTTAGTGCATCAGAAGAAGGCCAAAATAAATTTAGAAAATTCTTTAGTACAATTCAAGTAATTATAGGTAATGTTACAGATATACTTTCAGATTTTGGTATGGTGCTTATCAATGTGTTTACAGGTAAATTTGATGAGGCTAAGAAATCAATGCAAGGGGCTATTGATGGTATTAAGAATTTTGGAGAAGAAACAAGAAAAGAAATAAAGACAGCAGGAAAGATTGCTGATATGAGGGCTAAGGCTGATAAGCTAGAAAGGCAGTTAATAATAGATAGAGCAGAGGCAACAAGAAAATTTAATGAGTTAAGAGAGAAAGCAGCAGATAAAGAAAATGTAAGTATTCAAGATAGAATTGAAGCTTTAAAAGAAGCAGGTAGAATAGAGGAAGAAATAACACTTAAAGAAATAGAAGCAGCAAGAATTAGATTTGAAACTAAAAAAGCAGAAAATGAATTAAGTAAATCTACAAAAGCTGATTTAGATGAACAAGCAAATCTTGAAGCAAAATTAATTGATCTTGAATCACAAAGATTAAAAAAACAAAAAACATTAACTGCTGAAATAACAACAAACCTTAGAGAAGCAGAATCAGAAAGAAAGAGGATAGAAGCAGAAAAAACAGCAGAGGAAAAAGCAGCACAAGCTTTAAAAGATGCTGCTGAGAAAGAGAGAAAGGCAAAGGAAGCACAAGCTGAAAAAGAATTAGCAGATTTAAAAAAGAACATTCGAGATGCTGAGGCTGTATCAGAAGAAGAAAAAAGGGCCTTAGAGATAGAAAAGGTTACTGAACACTATAACAAATTAATTGATCTTGCTAAAAAAAATAACCTAGATACAAACAATTTAGAAAAAGCAAAATTAGAGAAATTAGCACAATTCAAAGACACAGAGGTAGAGCTTGAGAAATTGACTAATGATATGAAAGTAAAAATAGCAATGGACACTTTGCAGTTGATAGGTATGATAGCAGGTAAAGGAAGTAAAATAGGTAAGGCAGCAGCACTTGCTCAAGCTACAATAAGTGCAGTAGCAGGAACTATAAACGCATTTAAAACAGCATCCGATAATCCAATTACAACTGTTTTTCCACCCTACCCATTTATACAGGCAGGTATTGCAGCAGCAGCAGGAGCAACTAATATTGCTAAAATTAAATCAGTAAAAGTAGGTAGTGAAACAGGAGGTATATCAGGTAGTACGTCTATTGGTACTTCAGGTGGTGGATTTTCAGCTCCATCTGCACCTGCATTTAATATAGTTGGTGCTGATACACAAAACCAATTAGCACAAACATTAGCTACACAAACACAGAAACCTGTTAAAGCATTTGTAGTGTCAGGAGATGTAACAACAGCACAAAGCTTAGATAGAAATATTATACAAGAAAGCAGTTTAGGATAAACAAAATAATTAATTAAAAACGATATATAAATATGAAGATAGTTGAATTAATTTTAGACGACAACGAAGATTTGACAGGTATAGAAGCGATAAGTATAGTTGAAAACCCAGCTATTGAAGAGGATTTTATAACTCTCAAGAATGACCAGATCATACAACTTGCAGAGGTCGATAAAGAGAAAAAAATTCTATTGGGAGCTTTGCTAATTCCAAACAAACCTATTTACAGGAAAAGCGGAGAAGATGAATATTATATATACTTCTCACGTGATACAGTTAGAAAGGCCTCCCAAATTTATTTACAGAAAGGAAACCAAAACAATTCTACATTAGAACATAAACACTCGCTTAAAGGTTTATCACTTGTAGAATCTTGGATAGTAGAGGATTCTAAAAAAGACAAGACAGCTTTATATAATCTTGAATATCCTGTGGGTACTTGGGTAGGTGCAGTAAAAGTTAACAATGATAAAGTATGGCAAGAGTTTGTAAAAACAGGCAAAGTTAAAGGATTTAGTATTGAGGGTTATTTTGCTGATAGAGCAGAGAGACCAAAAGACCCTACTATTAAAGATTTAGCAAAAATAGAGGAGGCAGAGGCAGAGGAATTGTTATCAGCAGTAAGAGGTATAATTAGAAATGACAAACGATATAAGGCAGGAAAAAAAATAATTATGGAATCCTATTCTGATTATCCAAGTGGTGTCAAGAATAATGCTAAAAAAGGTATTGACTTAAATAAAAAAGTCAACAATAAATGTGCTACAGATGTTGGTAAAATTAGAGCCCAACAATTAGCACAAGGTAAACCTATAAGCAAAGAAACAATTAAAAGAATGTACTCGTATTTATCACGAGCTGAAGAATATTTTAACCCAAGTGATAACAAGGCTTGTGGAACAATAAGCTATTATTTATGGGGAGGTAAAGCAGGTCTAAGATGGAGTAAATCTAAATTAAAAGAACTTGGAGAAATAGAACTTGCATCAAAAAAAGTAGATGATGACTTTGCAATTATTATGGATAGATTAGCTTATGCTGATAAAGAGATGGCTGAAAAGATAGCAAAGGATATAGGATGTGATGGAATTCACGAGCACAATTTTGAAGATCAAACTTGGTATATGCCTTGTGAAAAACACGCATTAAGTGACGAGGAGTTTAAAAAGTATAAATGTCCAAAGGGATATAAAAAAGATTATCAAAAACACAAATGCGTAAAGATGGCAGAGATAGGGCCAAGAGGGGGTATAAGAAAAAGTCCAAAAGCACCTAAGTCAGCTACACCTAATCCAAATCCAAAAGGAAAAGGTACAGCTAAAGGAGATGCTTCAACAAGCAGGGGAGCTAAAGTCTCACAAAAAGATTTAGCATCATTACAAAAAAAGTCAGATGAATTTAATGAAAGATATAAAAAGAAACTAGGATATGGTGTAACAGTAGGACAACTAAAAGCAGTATTTCAAAGAGGTTTAGGTGCCTTTAATGTATCACATAGTCCTCGAATAAAATCTCCTACAGCTTGGGCTCAAGCACGAGTAAATGCTTATATGTATTTAGTAAGAAATGGTAGGCCACAAAATCCTAAGTACACAGGAGACTTTGACTTATTACCAAAAGGACACCCTAAAAGTAATAAATAATGAAAGAAAACAAAATACCGAGTTACACAAGCCCAAAGGGTGGTAGAAGAGCTTGTTTATGTAAAGACGAGCTGACATATTCTATTAAATGTTGCACAGGCGAAATACACGCACAAGGCATAGGAAACATTACAAGAATATCTTAAAAATGCAAAATAAATAACTAAATACGATATATAATTATGAAAGCTACAGAAATGTTAAATCAAGTAAAAAATCTATTAGGAGTTGAGCTATCTGATATTCAATTAGCTGAACTTAAATTAGAAAATGGAACTGTTTTAGAAGCAGATGCTTTTGAATCAGGAAAAGAAGTTTTTATTCGCACAGAGGACGAGAAAGTTGCTCTACCTGTAGGCGAATACGAGCTTGAAGATAATAGGCTTCTTGTTGTTGAAGAAGAGGGAGTGATTAAAGAAATTAAAGCTCAAGAAGAAGAAGAAAAAGAGGATGAAGAAAAATCTGAAGAGGTTGAGGCTGAATATGTTACTAGAGAAGAGTTTAGAAAAGAAATGGACGAATTAAAAGAGCATATTGACAAAATGATAGATCACAAAGATAAAGAAGAAATGTCATCTCAAGTTGCAGAGGAAGTGTCTCTTGCGGTTACTGAAGTTCTTAATAATGAAGAAGAAGAATTAAAAGAGGAATTATCTAAACCTGCTGCAGAGCCTATTAAACATAGCCCTGAGGAAGATAAGTTTGAGCCTAAATTCAAATTTGCAGGTAACAGAAAAAAATCTACTCTTGACAGAGTATTAGAATCTATAAATAAATAATAAATAAAAATTAAAATTATGGCAGTATTAACACACATAAATAATGATGTTGTTAGAATTAAAAATGATGTTGATGCAGTATCAGCAGCAGTTACACTAACAGCAGCAGATAGTGGAAAATGGTATGAACTTGCAGCTAGTGCAGGAGTTACCGTTACTTTACCAGCAGTAGAATCTGGACTAAATTTTAGATTTGTCGTAGCAAACGCTTTTGACACTTCTAATTATATAATTGACAGTGCAGAGGGAGACAATATAGATGGTATTTTAGTAGTAAATGGAGCAAGCGTTGCTGCTTCAGGAGAAGATCAAATTAACTTTGTAGCATCAGCAGAATCAGTAGGAGACTTTATTGATATTTGGTCTGATGGTAACAAATGGTATGTTTGGGGAATCGGAAACGCATCGGGGTCAATTACAGCTACTGATCCAAGTTAATAATTAATTAATAAATAAATAAATAAAAGATATGGCGACTACAACTTCGATAACAACTACTTATGCAGGCGAATTTGCTGGTGAGTATATAGCAGCAGCACTATTAAGTGGAGTAACGTTATCAAACGGAGGGGTTACAATAAAACCCAACATTAAATTTAAAGAGGTAATCAAGAAAATGGCTTTAGATAGTATCTTAAAAGATGCGTCTTGTGATTTTGATCCAACCTCTACAGTAACATTAACTGAAAGAATCCTACAACCTGAGGAATTTCAAGTAAACTTACAACTATGTAAAAAAGATTTTAGACAAGATTGGGATGCTCAATCAATGGGCTTTAGTCAGTATGACAATCTACCTAAAAAATTCTCTGATTTCCTAATTGCACAAGTTGCAGCTAAAGTAGCTCAGAAAGTTGAGCAAAATATCTGGAACGGAGCAACTGCGAATGCAGGAGAGTTTGACGGATTTAGAACGTTATTACTTGCTGACGGAGACGTTGTAGATGTTTCAGGTACTACATTAACAGCTTCAAACATTATTGCAGAATTAGGAAAAGTAGTTGATGCTATTCCAAGTGCAGTATATTCAAAGGAAGATGTTAAGATTTACCTACCAACAAGTGCAGCAAAGTTTTATATTCAAGCTCAAGCAGCTTTAGGATATAGAGAATTGTATCACGTTGGCCAAACTGAGATGAACTTTCAAGGTGTTCCATTATTCACAGCTCCAGGTTTAGCGGCTGATACAATGGTTGCAGCTGAATCATCAAACTTATTCTTTGGAACAGGTCTATTAAACGATTGGCAAGAAGTTAAGTTAATTGATATGGCTGACATTGACGGAAGTCAAAATGTAAGAGTTGTCCTAAGAGGAAGTGCAGGAGTACAACACGGAATCGGATCAGACATCGTTTTATATTCATAATAATGTTTAACATAAAAAGGGTAGGTGGGTAAAAGCCTACTTACCTTTTTTTTTAAAAAAATAAAAATATGGCTTGTAATATAACAAACGGAAGAAGTTTAGCTTGTAAATCAGGTGTAGGTGGATTAAGATATGTTTTCTTTTCTAACTACAGCAACACAACAAGAGACTTGGCAATAGCTGGAGATGGCTCTGTTACTCTTGATGGCTCTGTAGATTTTTACAGATACGATTTAAAAGGTAATTCATCTTTAGAAACAGCCATAAACTCTTCAAGAGATAATGGTACAACTTTTTACGAAAGCACTTTAAATCTAACATTACAATTTTTAGATAAGGCGACACAAGAGCAAATTAAATTACTTGCTCACGGAAGGCCTCAAGTTGTAGTGGTTGATTATAACGGTAATGCTTTCTTATTAGGTAAACAACACGGCTGTGATGTAAGCGGAGGAACTATGGTATCAGGTGCAGCAATGGGAGACTTGTCAGGATTTACATTAGTATTGACTGCACAAGAAACTAACCCACCATTTTTCTGTGCAGCAGCACCGTCAGATGATGCTAGTTCACCTATTGATCCAAACGCATAAAGAGTTATGGTTTATAAATAAAGAGGGGCATTTTGCCCCTTTTTTTTTGTTTTTTGGCTAAATATCAATATTTAATATAAGGCTATTTTAAAGCGTTTTAATGAATTAAGGGGTCTCTAGCATATACTAACATTAAAAATTCGAGAAAGTGCAGTAGAGTAAATTCCTCTCAAGAGATTTATTAACATATTTTAATAAATAAAAAAAGTGTATATTTAGCATATGAAAGATTTAACACCACTACAAAGCAACTATTTAAACACTTGTAAATTACTAAAAACTCTAGGAATAAGAGATGACCTTTTTGACGGACTTTTTATTGAACACGCAAAAAGCAAAAAGAAAAAACAAAATTAGTTAGGGGGGCTATTTAGCCCCTTTTTTTATATCTCTATACAAAATAGCATTATTATTTCGATATATAAGTATGAAGATTATGACAACAAGTTCATCCTCGCAGAATATAGATGTAATACCAAGAACATTTGCTTCAACATACACTATGAAGCTCAGAGACACAAGCACAAATGAAGAGGTTTTTAGTTCAAGTGTTAGTGCAGCAAGTGTAAGCTCTGGTAATTACAAAACAGTATCTGTGACCATAAGTCCTGTTTTAAAAGAGGGAAGATTTTATGATTTAAAATTGTTGTCAGGCTCATCGTTAGTTTATAGAGACAAAATTTTTTGTACCGACCAAACTGTTAATCAAGCAAACAACAATTATTATGATATTAATAATGGAGAGTTTACCTTTGATGAAACAGCAGGATCACACGATAACGATTATATAATAGTATGAACGATTTAAGAGTAATAAATTTAAGTAGCTATGCTACACCAAAAATTATAGAGTATAGAAACAAAGAGTGGATAGCTTATGGAGAGGATAACAATTATTTTAAATACTTAATTGATAGGTACAATGGTAGTCCTACAAATAACGCAGTTATAAATGCCATATCAGCTATGATTTATGGTAAAGGATTAGATGCAACCGATAGTAACAAAAAACCTGATGAGTATGCACAAATGGTTTCTTTGTTTAACAATGATTGTGTTAGAAAACTTTGTTACGATCTTAAATTAATGGGTCAATGTGCAATACAAATAATATATTCTAAAGACAGAAACAAAATAGCACAAATTGAGCATTTTCCTGTAGAAACTTTAAGAGCAGAAAAAGCTAATAAAGATGGAGAAATAGAAGCATACTATTATTTTTCTGATTGGGCAGAATATAAACCAACAAGCAAGTTAAAAAGAATACCAAGTTTTGGTAAAAGTAATGAAGCTATAGAGATATTATATATAAAGCCTTATAGAGCTGGATTTTATTATTATAGCCCTACAGATTACACAGGTGGTACTCAGTATTGTGAGCTTGAAGAAGAAGTTTCTAATTATCATTTAAATAATATTAAGAATGGATTAGCACCAAGTATGTTAATTAATTTTAACAATGGTGTTCCAAATGAGGAGGAAAGAGAGATGATAGAGCAAAGAATATACCAAAAATTTTCAGGCACTTCAAATGCAGGTAAGTTTATTCTAGCTTTCAATGACAATGTAGAAACAGCAGCTAGTATTGAGCCTGTTCAATTATCTGATGCACATCAACAATATCAATTTTTAAGTGAAGAAAGCACAAAAAAAATATTAGTGTCTCATAGAGTGGTATCTCCTATGCTTATTGGAATTAAAGACCAAACAGGTTTAGGTAACAATGCAGATGAGTTAAAGACTGCCTCTATACTTCTAGACAATACAGTTATTAGGCCATTTCAACATTTATTGATAGATGCTTTTGACCAAATACTTGCTTATAATAAAATATCTTTAAAACTATACTTTAAAACTTTACAGCCATTAGAATTTACAGACTTAGAAAATGTAGAGGATGAAGAAACAAAAGAAGAAGAAACAGGCGTAAAATTAAAGCAAGAAGATTTATCTGATGAGGAGTTTGATATTATATTAGATGAGCTTAGAGGAGAGAAAATTTCTAATAGATGGGAAGAAGTAGATGCAAGAGAGTACAGCTCAGAGAACGAAGATATAGAGGAATGGGCTACAAAAAACATAGAGAGTAAAGAACAACAATTAGAAAAAAGAAGTATAGATAGTAAAAAAAGTGGTTTTAGCTACTTAGACAAATCTTTATATAAAGTAAGATATAAGTATTCACAAAAGTATTCAAGTGGCAAATCAAGACAATTCTGTAGAATTATGATGGCAAGAAGTCAAAGAGGAGTAGTATATAGAATTGAAGATATAGATAAAGCAAGTAGAGCTGGAGTGAATAGGTCTTTTGGACATAAAGGTAGAGCTTATGATTTGTTTAAATACAAAGGTGGCCCTAATTGTGGACATTTCTTTAGTGAGGTATTGTATAGGCTAAAATCAAAGACAATGAAAAAGAAGATACAAAACTATGATGAAGTTAAAAGCATACCTAAGTCATATAAGCCTACACCAGCAGGACACAAGAAAGCTAAGGTAGCACCAAAGGATATGCCTAATAATGGACATCACCCTAATTTCAAATAAGATATGGCAACAGCATTATTCATAAAACCAATAGATTTAAAAAGAAACTCAATTATTGATGGATCGGTAGATGTTGATAAGTTTATCGGTTTTGTCAAAATTGCTCAGGAGATACATATAAGAAACTATTTAGGTACAGACCTATATAATAAAATAAGTACAGATATACTTGGAACAGGTGGTGCTAGTTTAACAGGCAACTATTTGACATTAGTAAACACATACATACAGCCTATGCTTATACACTTTGCAATGGTTGATTATTTACCTTTTGCTGCATATTCACTTAAAAACGGTGGCTTGTTTAAACATACAAGCGAGAATAGTGAATCTGTTAGTAAAGAAGAAGTAGATTATTTAATTGAAAAGCATAGAGATATAGCTGAATATTATACAAGGAGATTTATAGATTATATGAGCTTTAATCAAAATCTATTCCCTGAATATACGAGTAATACAAATGACGACATACACCCTGATAAAGATGCTTTATTTAATGGATGGGTTTTATGAAAGCATATAAAGTTAAAAAGAAAAATATTGACAAATTAATTACATATTTAAAGAGTAATGGCAGCATTAACAAATACACAAATATCGGTAACGTATGTAGGTCTCTTAAAAACAAGTGCTAGTACTGTTTTAAGTTCAACTGCTCAACAAATAACTGATGGCTCAGGTAATAATAGTATTCTATATTTATCTACAGCAGGTGTTGGTATTGGTGGTGCAGCAGCATCAGGCAAGGAGTTAGATGTAACAGGAAATGTACTTATAACAGGTGATCTTGTTGTAGATAACATTACAATAGATGGCTCTACAATTACAAATGCTAGTGGTAATCTTACCATAGTAAATACAGTTGATGATGGCGATGTTATATTTCAGTCTGATGATGGATCAGGTGGAGTTGCAACCTATTTTACTCTTGATGGAAGTCAAGCAATTACTACAGTACAAAAAAATATAAGATTCGAAGATAATATAGAATTATCTTTAGGTGCTAGTGATGACTTAAAACTTTTACATAACGGAACTGATGGAAAAATAATAAATTCAACCGGAGATTTATATATAGAGCAAAATACAAATGATGCTGATATTTTTATTAAATCAGATGATGGCAGCGGTGGAATCACACCATATATAACAATAGCGGGGTCTGCTGAAACAACTGTAATTAGTAAAAAGTTTAGATTTGAGGATAATGTAAAATTAACTATTGGAACAGGAGAAGATTTAGAAATATACCACGATGCAAATCACAGTTATATAACTGATAACGGAACAGGAAATTTAAAAATAACAGCTAGTCAGTTAGATATATTAGGCACTAGCGAAACTTTAGCAACTTTTATAGATGATGGTGCTGTAGAATTATATTATGATAACTCTAAAAAGTTTGAAACTACAAGTGCAGGAGTAAGTGTTACAGGGGATGGTCTTATTTCAGGAGATTTAGGGATTGGGTCAACAGGAATATTTGCATCGGCTGTGTCTTTAAACATAGATGGTACAGGTTTAGCAATTAAAAATAATGTTTCTGGAAGTAGCAATAATTGGAGTATAATAAAAAATACTGCAACATCAAGTGAATCTAATATAGTGTTTGTTACTGGTGCGGGAACATCATTGACTTTAAATCACGATGTATCTGCAACTTTTGCAGGTAGCGCCACAATAGAAACTGGTATTAATTTAGAGAGTGGTGTATTAGTTATTAAAAATGGCACAAGTGATTCATCAGGTTTAAGAATATTTCAAGATTCCTCAGATGCTTCTAAAATATATAATAATTTTAATGGCACTTTACAACTCGGAGTTGGTAATACAACTGCAATTACTATTGATTCAAGCGAGAATACAACTTTTGCAGGTAACGTTACTTTAAATGGTGATGGTAAAGCATATAAATTAAATACAACTTCTTATGATGATTGGCAAATAAGTGTTGATTCAAATGGATTTATAATTTATAATGAAACAGATTCAAGATATGATTTAAAAATTGCTGGTGATGGTAATGCAACTTTTGCAGGTACAGTTGATATAACAGGTGCTGGTAACACTTTACATTTAAACGCTGCAAGTGGTGTTACATATCAAAAGTTTTCAGAAAATGGTACATCAAGATTTTTTCTTGCTACTTTAAATGGTAGTGATGGTTTAGCTTTTGTAGATGCAGATGGATCAGCAGAAAGAATGCGAATTAATAGTTCAGGTGATGTAGGAATTGGTATGACACCAACCGTTATTCTAGATGTTAAATCTACAGGCTCTAATCAAGATGAAATAGCTTTAACACACAGTGGTAACACAGTTAAAATAGCAAGTTTGGGTCAAAATAGTGGACACGGAAGTTTAACTTTAAGAGCTAACGATGGTACAGTAAAAGCCTTTTTAAATGCTGCTGGTGATAATTCATATATAAATAGTGGCGGTCTTGCAATAGGTGCTACTTCATTGACAGATACAAATGCTTTACATTTAGTTAGTGCATTAGATAATGATTTTCCAACACTTAAAATTGAAACGACATCAACAACAAGAGATGCAAGTATGAGTTTTATTACAAATGGTGGAAATACTTTTTGTATTGGGGTAGATGCTTCAGATAGCGATAAATTTAAAATATCAGATAATGCTAGTTTAGGTACTAATGATAGATTAACTATAGATAGTTCAGGCAACTTAGGAGTTGGAACTGATGCACCTGATAATATTTTAACTTTACAGGCAGCAGCAGGAAGTATGCACCAAAGATTTAAAGAAGCAAGTACAACTATAGGGTTTATAGGTGGTGCAAATGGTATTATATCTTCACACAACGGAAAATTAGCAATTAGAGCAGAATCAGGTTTAGTATTAAGTAGTCAAGGAAATGCAGCCGATGTTGTAATAAGTTCAGGAGATGCTACTTTTGGAGGAGATTTAACTATAACAGGTGCATTAAGTAAAGGGTCAGGTTCATTTAAAATAGAACACCCTGTAAAACCTGATACACATTATTTATATCATTCTTTTGTAGAATCGCCACTAACAGATTTAATATATAGAGGAAAAGCAAAACTTGTTGACGGCAAAGCATTAATTAATATTGATAAACATTTTGGAATGACAGAGGGAACATTTGAAGCTCTTGTAGATGACAAACAAGCATTTACAACAAACGAGGATAGTTGGGATGCAGTTAGAGGAAAAGTAGAGGGTAATGAGTTAAATATAGAATGTCAAAACAAAGATTTTAACGGTTATGTTTCCTGGCTTGTAATAGGCGACAGAAAAGATAAACATATAATGGAAGTAGATTGGACTGATGAAAGAGGTAAACCAAAACTAGAAATAAAAAAATAAGTAATTATGGCAAAATCAAAAATAAGTTATACTTGGGTTATTCAAGCTCTAGATGCAAAAATAAGTCAAGATTCAAAAGACAATGTTATTTACAACGTGCATTGGGGTTACAACGCTAATAAAGGCGATTATAACTCAAATATTTACGGTACTTATGGTGTTGTATATGACAAAGATAATTTTATTGAATATGATAAATTAAAAAAGTCTGATGTTATTAAATGGCTTGAAGCTGGGTTAGATGTAGATGCTATGAAAAGTAGTCTTTCAGGTCGGATAGACAAACAAGAAAATCCAACAGACGTTTCATTAAAACCAAGTTGGTAATTTACTATATTTGAATAAAATATAAAATTATGAGTAAAAAAATAAAAGAATCAGAATTAGAGATATTACAAGATTTGTTAAATAACCAAGCGAAAGATCAACTTGAACTAGGTAAAGCATATCATAGTAAAAATATTTTAGAGGTTAGAATACACGAGTGGCATAAGAGTTTGACACAAGCCGAAGCAGACTTCAATAAATATATTACTAAATTAAAAGAAACATACGGAGATTTTTCAAATATAAATCTTAGTGATGGCTCTATTCAAAAAATAGAGAACAATGAGCAAAGTAATTAATGAGGAAACTCAAGTAAAACTTGATTTAAAGACAATAGGAATAATTGTAGGTGGTGCTATATCACTTGCGAGTATGTATTTTATTATGCAAGCAGACATAGCAGAGGCTAAAGAATTACCTGCTTTTCCTGTGTCAGATAAAGAAATAGAATTTAAAGACAAGCTTATACGATCTCAAATAGATTTAACTCAGCAACAAGTAGAGAACATACAAGAGGATGTAAAAGAGATAAAGGAAACTGTTGAGAAAATAGAAGAACGAATTTATGAACTTAAATAATAAAATATGTGCCCTGTTAATTGTCCTGTTTGTATCAACTGCTAATAGTCAATACTATAAAGAAAAAATTAGTGTCGTGCTTTTTAAAGCAGATTTTGTTGAACAAATTTCTATAAAAGATTATAGAGAACATAATACTTATGTGTTTGATTTTGAAAACGCAAAACACGAAAATTACTTTATTGATGAGACAATAGAGTTTTTACCTACTATAGTGCTTTATAACAATGGTAATGAAGTATATAGAGTAGAGGCAGGTATTACACTTAAAATGCCTGAAGATTATAAAACAAAACTTGAAAAAGAAATAAACAAACTAATAGAAAATAAATTTAGATGAAAAAGTTATTAATATTTATAATGCTTATGTTTTTTTGTAACACACAAGCACAAGTCTTAAAAAAAGTATATGATGAGCTTTTTAAGTATTCTACAGTATATGTATCAGGAGATATATCTAACTCTTATAAAAATACTGTAAAGGATTATTTTGTAGAGAGACCAGCAGATGATAATTTATATGACATACCTGAAGTTATTGATGTAACAGAATATTATCCATTTGATTATCGTATAGCTTTTGGAATTAGAAGATTAGGCCTTTTTGATTACGAGGTAAAATCTAAACATTACTATGATGGGTCAGAATCTACAGTTGGATTATCTGCACCTACAGCAGCAGTTAAAGGTTTTGAATACTTGTTTAATTTTGAATTAGAAAGAGAAAGAGGAGAGGAGTTTAAAAACTCAAGATATTTTATTAGACATACAGGCAAATATCACATTGTTAAATTAGAACAAAGAGAACAAGGCAACATTGGTTTTAAATATCAATCAGCAGAGCTTAGAGCTAGAATACCTTTAGGTAGAAAATTAAGTATAAGTGCTGGTGCAATATATAGAACACACTCAGCAGAGACAGGTACAGGATATAATCCTATAGAAATTTGGTTAAACAGAACAGATACTTATGTAGATGCAAACGGAAATGTAATTGAATACCCGATAAACCCTTGGTACACTTTAGGATTTATCTACGGTTACACAGACCACTTTACTAAGTACACAGACATAGAAACAGGACAGGAAAGATACGATTGGATTTGGAAAGATAGTAACGGTGATATAGTAGCTTACTCAGATATAGATTTTAGAAATACAATATTCGGCGATCTGATGAATAGATGGAATGAGGAGCAATTTGCTTTTATTGATGACTTTGGTTTAATATCTCCTATAATAGGTTTTGATTTTTACCATAATAGGAATAATTTTTGGACTCATATATACGGAAGTTACTTACCTGGTTATCATAAATACATACAAGGCGATATTGATTTTAGTTACCTGAACAGAAACAACTATGGAAAAGGTGGCCTTAGAAAAGATGCTAACTTAGAACAATGGGAAGACTATCAGTTTGGTGCAGTAATAGGATGGAAAATAAAAAGATTTGGTATATTCTTAGAGGGAGAATACACTAAGTTTTGGGATACAGAAATATACAACAGTTCAATCGGAATAAATTATAGATTATGAGTACAGAATTATCAGAGGATACTAAATTAACACTTGACCTTAAAACAATAGGAATTATAGTAGCAGGTGTTTTGTCATTAGCGAGTATGTGGTTTACTTTGCAGGGTGATATAAATGATTTACAAAATAAAATTGATGCACTAAGTGGAGAAGAGTTTGTAAAAAAAATGGAATTTCAGCTTAAAGACGAGCTTGTAAGATCAACAATTATTACAATAGAAAAATCTACGGATGGGCTTAAAGAGGATATATTAGACAACAAAGAATCAATAAAAGAATTAGAGGACAAAGTTTATAAAAGATGAAAAATTTAATTTTAATACTAACACTTTTTTTTAGCAGTTATATTTTTAGTCAAGATGTAACTGTTTTACATATCAACGCAAAATGGAACACAAGTAACGATTATAATTTAGATAGAATTAGAAATGCAAAAGTATTAAAGGTGTTTTTAGAAGAACAAAAATCAGATTTTAAAGCACAAATAAAATCAGTACCTACTATTGTTTTAATTGGTAAAGATGGTAAACCTAAAGGTCAATGGTCAGCAGGTTTATCATTCAAGCTAGAAGTACCTTTAGAAGAGATACAAGGTAGAATAAATGCAATACTATTTAAGAAATAATGAGAAAAATAAACAAACTCATAGTACATTGTTCTGCTACACCTGAGTTTAAAAACTTTGATGTAGAGGATATAAGAGAATGGCACGTTAAAGGTAACGGTTGGTCAGACTGTGGTTACCATTATGTAATCAAACTAGATGGCACTTTACAAGAGGGTAGGCCTGTTGAAAAAATAGGCGCACATTGTGCGGGTCATAATAGAGATAGTATAGGTGTATGTTATATTGGTGGTATGGATAAAAATATGAAAGATTGGAAAGATACAAGAACACCTGAACAAATAGAAACTCTACACAATGTTTTAGTTCATCTTAAAGAAGCACATCCATCAGCTATAGTATATGGGCATAAAGATTTCACAGATAAAAAAGAATGTCCGTCATATAACGCAAAAGAAGAATATAAATTAATAAGTAATGAGTAAACCAAAGAAAAAATTTGCAGAGAGTACAGTAGGTAAACTACTATTCGGAGCTGCATCAATAGTTAATCCTACACTTGGTAATGTATTAAAAGGTGTTACATCTCCAAAAGAAGCAATAGCAGAAATAGGTAAAGCTAAGATACCTACACAAGAAAAAATTAGATTACAACAGCTTATATATGAACAACAAAACAAAGAGATAGAAGCTATTAGTACAAGATGGGTGGCAGATGCTAAAGGTAGTTGGCTTACTCAAAATGTAAGGCCTTTGGTTTTAGTATGGTGTATAGTAATATTCTCATTTGCTGGTTTGTTAGATAGTGTTGATAGCATACCATTTCACATAAATGAGGTTTGGAATGATACGTTTGAAAAAGTAATGATGGCTGTAGTGTTGGCATATTTTGGTGGTAGAACTACTGAAAAGGCAACTAGTATATTTAAAAAATAATTATGGAAACTTTAGAACATTTATTAGGCTTTTGTGGTGAAGCTCACATAAACTTATATCACATTATTTTATTTTTTGTACTAGCATATATAGCTGGTAGCTTTTTATATTATATAACAAGAGATGGCTCGTAAAGTAAAGGTTAATATATATAAATCAAAAAGCAGAAAGCGAAAAGGTGTACACTCAAAAACAAAAATGAGTAAAGTAAAGCAAAGCAAGAACTACAAAAAAAGATATAGAGGACAAGGTAGATAAAAAAATAATTATATATTTGCCTTTGCTCATAGCAAAACTTCTGCAACCTAATAAAGTTGGACGGCAGTTGGATCAGGCAATTAGATATTTTGTTTTTCTAGGAGGCTTTTTCTTTTCTTTCTTTTGGTTACTTTTCTTTCTTTTCTTTTGGTTTTGAATATATTTGTATATGCCTAAAAAAATATCTCGTAAAGGTCTCATAAATAAACTAGACAGAATATTCTCAGAATACATACGAAAAAAAAATGCAGACAAAAAAGGTTTTGTTACTTGCATAACATCCAAAAAAAAATATTACTATAGCGAGGTTGATGCAGGTCATTTTATATCTCGCAAACAAATGAGTACCAGGTGGCACGAAGATAATGTATGGCCACAATCAAGATACGACAATAGATATAGGTACGGAAAACAATATGAATACAGCTTGGCATTAGAAAAAAAGAAAGCAGACCTCCCTAAACATCTCTACAATCTATCCAAGAAAACAGTAAAGTATTCTATGAGTGATCTTGAAGAAATGGTAGAAAAATATAAAAAACTTTTAGAAAAAGAGAATAAAAGATTACATTTGTGAGTTCTTACCAACTTCGGTAAGTGTTTTGTTTTTATAAGGGGAGTATTAATTTACTCCCTTTTTTTTGTATTATTAACAATTTTCATTAACTTGTACAGCAAAACAAAACATTATGAGTAACTTAAAAGATAACACAAAAGACTGGGTAGATTTAGACCCAAAAGATTTTACATTCTATATAACAGATGGATTAGATTTGCCTTATATGGTAGTATGTAAAGAAACTCAATTTTGTATTGAGGTCAAATCAAAAAAACAAGCAATACAAATGAAAAGAAATCCTGAATTTGTATGGTATGATGAAAGGTATCTTTTTGAAAACGGATTAATTTAAAAACAAAACAAAATGAATAAAAAATTAATAAACATAAAAAAAGCCATCGAAACATTATCTGATATTGAAAAAGATATTATAGATGCAAGAAAAACAATTAAGCATAACAAATTAGAATTAAATCATCTTAAAGGTAAATTATCGTGGGAAAAAAGTAATAAGATTGATACTTATTACACAAAGTGTGAGATTTATAATTTAGAAGCTGATTCTGATTTTAAAAGAAGATTTATCAAAGAAGCTAAAATAGAAAAATGCACTAAAGAACAATTCTTAAAAAATAATTACCAATTATAAAAAAAAACATTATGAAAATAAGCAAAGAAATACAAGAGATATTAGATATTAAGGAAGAATTATCTTTTATCCAAAATCATTGGAATAAAAAAGGAGAATGGTTATTGACTGACAACCTAAATAAAGTACAACTCAAAACCTTAATTAAGACTTTAGAGCAATTTAAAAAAGGGTATGTAAGTCAAGAGGTTATGATACAGTCTATAGATAACCTTATTGATGTAAAAATAAATGATATTAAGTATGGCAGCTCCTAATATAGACGAACTAAACAATAGAATTAAACTTTTAGGTAAGCAAGTAAATACTTTAATTAAGTTTTGCAACGAGCTTAAAAGTGAAAATAAAGACTTAGAAATAAAAGTTAGATTAGTTATGAATAAAAACAAAATCACTAACAATAGACAATTACAAGAACATTTAAAATAAAACTATGAATTACAAAGCAGAAATAAAAGAAATATTTAAAACTGATAGGAGACCTTTTGGAGAAAACAAAGACATATACACCTATCAAATTACTACTACAAAACATACAGGTTTACTTTATACAAGTAAATTAAATGTTACAAAAGGAGATTACATAGAATACGATTATGTAGCTCAAAAGAATGGCGATTATAAAATTGTACTTTCAAAGCAAGATAACAAAAAACCTATGTATAATAATTTTGAAAAAAAGGATGATAATAAATATCAAGCAAGATTAGATACAGGGAGAAGTATATTACTTCAGGTTGCTTTTAAAGAAGCATCACAAGCATACATAGCTGGCAACATAAATGTAAATGAGGTAGAACACTTAACAAATATGTATTTTAAAATAATAGATAAATAATATGGAAATAACAGGAACAATAAAACAAATAGGACAAACCCAAGAATTTGGTGCTAAAGGCTTTACAAAAAGAGAGCTTGTGGTAATAACAAAAGACAAATACCCACAAAATATATTAGTGGAGTTTGTAAAAGATAAATGTAGTTTACTTGATAATTATAACACAGGAGATTATATCAAGGTCTTTATAAATCTTAGAGGTAGAGAGTGGACAAATGATAAAGGTCAAGTAAAATATTTCAACTCCATTCAAGGATGGAAAATACAATACAACAATGAGGTCACTCTACAAGATCAGAATCAAGAAAGAGAAAGCTATCCTGTACCAAAAGACAATAAACAGTTAGAGAATGACTTACCATTCTAAAATAAAAACTCCTGAATATTATAACGGTAAAAATGGTTATACAGCAAGAGAAGTTGTAGAAAACTTTGAGCTTAATTATAATTTAGGAACTGCTTGTACCTATATACTAAGAGCATATAGAAAACATAAAACACCTAATAGATGTTTGGAGAAAGCAATACATCATCTTAAATTTGAATTAGAAAAATTACATAAAGAATAATGTTAATAAACTTTGGAGACGAACTTGATAAGGTTGATAAAATACGAAAAGGAATACTTAAAGAAGCTCCAAAGTTAGGGATAGATGAGATAGACAATGTTATTCGATTCAAAAGAAATGTTACTTGTTTTGCTGGCCACGCAAATGTAGGTAAGACCTCAATCATCATTTATTTTATGCTACTCTTCGCTATGAAGCATAAAGTAAAATTCCTGGTATTTAGTTCTGAGAATGAGCCTTACTCTCTTATAAGAAAGCTTGTTGAGTTTAAATCTGCAAAGCCTATAAACAAAATATCAGAAGAAGAATTAGACAAACATTCAGAGTTTGTTTTTCAGCATTTTAAATTTATTGATTGCGAAAAGAACTATGATTACTTAGATTTACTATCTTTATGTGAGGTTGTGTACCCACAATACAAATTTGACTGCTTGATTATTGATCCAATCAACAGCTTAAAAAAAAATAAAGGTATGATGAAATATAGTAATGCTTATGAATATTTATACGAGTGTATGACAGATTTTAGAATATTTGTCAAGAAATATGATGTAGGTCTGTGGTTAATTATGCACTCGGTTACTGAGGCCTTCAGAAAAAGATACCCAGCTAATCACGAGTTTGCAGGTCATCCTTTACCTCTTGCTATGTCAGATGTAGAGGGTGGTAATGTTTTTGGAAACAGAACAGATGACTTTTATACTATACATAGATTAACACAACACGATAGCAGATGGATATATACAGAGCTGCATTGTAAGAAAATTAAAGACCACGATACAGGAACAAAACCTACACCTTTTGATTCTCCATTATTATTACAAAGCATACCAAACAATGTAGGGTACAAGATCGGAGAACAAACAACAATCAATAAATCAGTATTAGAACAACTTAACTTCCCATTTTGAAAACTCAAGTTGAAAAGGCATACGATAGACATACAAAGTGGTTGGAAATCACCAGGTCTTTCGGCGGTCTTAGAGAAACTGAGGTACAAGATATAGTCCAGGAGATGTATGTTCTTCTAATTCGCAATACACAAAAAGGTGTAGATTTCAGCTATGGTGATGATATAAATTACTATTATTGTTTTAGAATACTTAGAGGCTTGTATGTTGATTTAATGAGAAAAAAATTAAAATATAAACTTATAGAGCTTAACGGATTGGAAATAGTACAAGGCGATGATACTAACTATGTTGAGGTTTATGAAAAAATACAAAACGCATTAAAAGAAATATATTGGTATGATAGAAAAGTTTTTGAAATAGTAAATGAACAAGGTGTCAGCATAAGTGAGCTTTCTAGAAAAACAAACATTTCTTATTATTCTCTTTATAATACATTTAATAAAGTAAAATCAAAACTTAAAGAACTCATATGAAATTAGGAGACAAATTAGAATATATAATAAACATTGTTACATTTGGTAAAGGTAAAGCCATAGCAACTTGGATAGCAAACAAGTTAGGATACCAGCGATGCGGATGTGATGAGAGAAAGAAATATTTAAACAACATAACTAGAAATGGCAGACAAGAAATGGATTAAACTAAACAAGAAAGAGTACGACTCTTGGACAGAATTTAAATCTGTAAAAAGTAGTAGTATCAATAAACAGGAACAAGAGCTTATAGCATCTTTACACAGCAAGTATTTTATGCACTCATATTATATACCCTGCTCTTGTACCCCAAAACATTGGAATAATTGGATAAGTGATCTTAATACTATTTACGAGAATGGGTATAGAGACTATAAATAAATTTGAAAGAATTGTAGTAAATTTTCTTAATGAGTTTGAGGGTTGGAATCTCAAATGGAGTGAGGGAAAGTTTGAACACTATGATGCTTCAGGTCTGACACCAAAAGGCCACGAGTGTGTGATGGAGATGAAGTTCAGAAACAAATACTATAAAGACAAACTACTTGAAAAGTATAAGTACGATAAGCTAATGGAGATGGATAGTGAGATTGTCAAGCTGTACTTTGTATCTGACCCTAAAGGAACATATCTATATTGGATTAACTACTTAGAGATGCCACTTGTTAAAGAATTATACTGTCCTGATACTACATTATGGACTAAAAAAAAGCTACTAAAAAAGGTCTATCTACTCACAGAGGATATGGCAAGTATCGTACATAAGGTATAGTTATTGCATATTGTTAATTATTTTCACTATATTGTAAAACTAAAAAATAAAACTATGGCAAAAAACAATCACAATCCAATAGAGAATCAAGTAATGGACTATTGTAGGCAAAAAATAAAAAAAGAACAAGAGGTACTTAAGTACATAGAAGAAAATAAAACAATACTAACAGAACTCGGATATGAAATCAAAAAAAAAGAATTATCTCGCATATCTGAATGAGAACTATTTTTATGAAATAGGCTATGTAAAAAAAGAAAGTAATATAAAATATATCAAAATGAAAAAACAAAGACAGTATGGAAGTAATCAAGGTAGAAGCCCAAAGAAAAATGAGGTAACATATCAGACCTTAAAATTTGCATTTATTGTGTTCTTGATTTGTATGTGTTTACTTTTGATGTTAGAACAATGGACATAAAAGCAAAACAAAAGTATGAGGCTTCATTTAACTACATAGGTCAGGCTATGAAATCAGCTTTTGAAAAAGCAAATGGTAATAGAAAAAAACAAATAGGTAATTATATCAAATGCCTTACTGAAATGTATGAATACACAAATAATATAGAAACAAAACTAATAAAAAAAAATTATGAAAACGATACAACTTTTAGACGGAAACGAGTACAACAAGCAAGACTTGTTAAAAAAAATGGTAAATGATGATTTTTACTATGGAGAATTATCACACCTAGTACTTAGCAGCTCGTCTTTAAAATTACTACTATCAAGTCCAAAAACATACAAGTATGTTACAAAGTATGGCAGTAAAGAAACACAACCACTAAGAGATGGTAGGCTTATACATTTGTCAATACTTGAGCCAGATAAATTTCAAGAACAAATATTTGTAAATGTATCTAGTAAAAACTCAAAAGCATATAGAGAGGCAAAGGAAAAATACGGATTAGTATATACAAGATTAGAGAAAGAAAATGCTGAAAAAATCGCTGATGCTTTTCTAAAGAATGAACAAGCTCTGAAATACATAACAGACTGTGAGTTTGAAGTAGCTGCAATAGATACGATACACGGATACCCATTTAGAGGTAAAGCAGATGTATTAAGTAGTAAAGGTATTGTAGATATTAAAACAACAACAGACATAAAAGGTTTTCCATACTCAGCTAAGAAATATTCTTACGATGTTCAATGTTATTTATACTGCCACTTATATAATAAGTCTTATGAGGATTTTACATTCCTGGTTATTGACAAAGGTAGTTTAGATATTGGTGTATGGAAATGTAGTCAGGAGTTTTACTTAGAGGGTAAAAGAAAAACAGAACAGGCCTTAACAATATTTGAAAATTTTTTTATACAAGGCCACGATTTAGATAATTATATAATAGAGGGAATATTATGAATAAAGCAATAAAGATAGCAAACAGAATAAATAAGATAACAAAGCTCGATGTATTTGAAAACACTAGAAAGATAGAAATAGTAGAGGTACGATCTTTACTAGCTTGGGTACTATACAAATATGAAAAGATGAAACTACAACAAATAGCAGAGTTCTTTGAATCACAAGGAAAGACATCAAGTCATTCATCTGTACTACACGCAGTAAATACTTTTGAAACAAATGTACAATACAATACAAAGATAGGTAAGTGGCTAACAGAGCTTACAAAATCAAACAAAGGTGTAAACAATAAATCTAAAAGAGAGTTTGTCAAATTAAAGGCTAATCACCTTAATAATGAAAACATAAACAAAATAGTAAACATTATAGATGAGCTTGAAAAAAAACAATTAGTAGATGAATCATCTTGACTTGTTTAGTGGAATAGGTGGATTCAGCTTAGGTCTGAAAAAGGTGTTTGATATAAAACACACATACTATTCTGAAATAGATAAATATGCAATAGATGTATATAAGAATAATTTTAAAAACATAACTTATGTCAAATCAGTTACAGATGTTCGAGGAGGGGAGTTACCAGGAATCGACATTATCACTTTCGGAAGTCCTTGCCAAGACTTTAGTATGGCTGGAAAAAGAAAAGGAATGGATGGTGCAAGATCGTCCCTTATCTCCGAAGCAATTAGGCTTATCGAAGAATGCAGACCAAGTTTTTTTATCTGGGAAAATGTTAAAGGAACTTTCTCCTCAAACTCTGGCGCAGACTTTTGGGCAATTATCCAAGCCTTTACAAACATTGGGGGTTATCGACTCGAGTGGCAACTGCTTAATACAAAGTGGTTTTTACCCCAAAATAGAGAGAGAATCTACCTTGTCGGATATATTGGAAAAGGAAGCGGACAACAAATATTTCCTATCACAGAAAACAATAAACAGGTTGATGAGTTACAAAGACAACAAGCAAATACCTGTACACTTGCAGCAAGAAGAAGAGATGGACAAGGAAGTTACATTATTGAACGTGAACTCGATGCACAAGAAAAAGGATATGAAATAGCAAATAAAACTATTGTACACGATATTCCTGAAATAGTGACAAAAAGAAAGTATGAAATAAATACTGATGAGTTAAGAGCATTTCTTAGGAAGCATAAAACAAAATCAATAAAACAAATAAGTAAAGAAATGAATATGCCTTATAGCCAAGTAGAGCATTGGTTTAGAAATGGCGATAAATGGTTTAGTATCCCACCTGCTGAAATATGGTATCAATTAAAAGATGTTTTAAATATAACAGAAACTAAATATGATAAAGCTATAACAACTTTTATTGAAATGCCTGGAAGTTATGAAAAGACAAATCGTGTTTATGACAGTGAGGGCATAGCTCCTACTTTAACTAAAACATCAGGAGATGAAAGAATTATGATAAAAACAAACAATAAGAAAGGGTACGAAATAGCAAAACCTGGAGATACGATAAACTATCAAAACTTACCAAGTAAAACAAGAAGAGGTAGAGTAGGTAAAGGTATTGCACAAACACTAGATGCAGGGGGTGAACAAGCAGTAATAAGTGCTAATGCAGTAACAATGACAAACCTAAAGTTTGGATGCAGCACAATGACAAACCTATCTCCCTCACTTACATCTGCTATGGGAATGGGTGGAGGACATACACCAATAGTAAATTACATAAGAAGATTAACACCAAAAGAATGTGAAAGGTTACAAGGCTTTCCTGATAATTGGACAAAGACAGGAAAAGAACTAGGAGAAATCTCAGATAGTCAAAGATACAAGATGTGTGGTAATGCAGTAACAGTAGATGTAGTAGAAGCTGTAGCTAAAAACATTAAAAAAGTTTTACCAACAAAAATTAATTAAATTATTCGATATATAGATATACAAAAGATTAATTAATTAAATTATATTAATTATGAGACGTATCATTGATGACATAAAAATATCTATAGAAGCTCTTGAAAATGGAGACAATAAAGATGCTTTGTATATGTTAAAAGAAATATTACAAGAGCTAGAATTTAAAGCAACAATAAATGGATGGTAGAAAAAATAACGGAGGACATTCAACTAAAGGCCGAGCAGGTAGAAAACCTAAACAAGAAGAAGTACAACTGATTGAAAAACTTACACCATTAGAGCCTTTGGCTTTTATAGCATTAAAGGAGGGGTTAGAAAAAAAAGATTTTAAGTTTGTGCAATTATATTACAATTACTTTGCTGGTAAACCTAAAGAAACTAAAGACATTCATATAAACGATGACCAACCAATATTTATAGATTAATGATTGTTAAAAGAACTTGGGCGATGCCTAATAAATGGACTTTCAAAATTAAACCAATTAGTGAACTCATATATAAATATGGACAAGATTTCCAAAATTGGATAGACCCTTTTGCAGGTCAAACAAGTCCTGCTGAAATAACAAACGACTTGAATCCAAATACAATGGCAAAATATAATATGAAAGCTTTGGATTTCTCAAAGATGCTCAAAGGTAAATATAATGGTGTATTATTCGACCCTCCTTATTCAGGCAGACAAGTAAAGGAATGTTATAATGAACTTGGGATAGATGTTTTGCGAGATGATACAAATTCTTTTTTTTATTGTAGTGTAAAGAACGAGTTATCTAAAAAAATCAAAGTTGGTGGCTATGCAATTTCCTTTGGTTGGAATAGTAATGGATTTGGAAAAAAAAATGGTTTTCAAATAGTGGAGATATTATTAGTTGCTCACGGATCAGCACACAATGATACAATATGTACTGTAGAAAAAAAAGTGCAATCCAAATTATTTTGACAAATGTTTACTAAGACTACAGCTCTTACAAAACTCAGATCACTAAATCAAAGAACAAGAATAATAAGGGGAGGTAGTTCTGCTGGTAAAACAATAGCAGTCTTATTGATACTTATAGACTATGCTTGTAGAAACTCACACAAAGAAATAAGTGTAGTAGCAGAATCAATACCACACTTGCGTAGAGGTGCTTTAAAAGACTTTCTAAACATTCTTAAGGCCCTGAATAGGTACGATGAGAGAAAGTTCAATAGAAGTATCTTAAAATACGAATTCAGCAACTATAGCTATATAGAGTTCTTTAGTACAGACCAGCCTGATAAACTAAGAGGTGCCAGGAGAACAGACTTATTCATTAATGAGTGTAACAATATTAGCTTTGAAGCATACCAACAATTAGCAGTAAGGACATCAGGTAATATATGGCTTGACTATAATCCTACTAATTTGTTTTGGGTAGATAAAGAATTAATAGGCCAAGAGGATACAGACTTCCTAACACTTACATACAAAGACAATAACAGCTTACCTACATCCATTGTAAAAGAAATAGAGAAAGCTAAAGTAAAAGCTAAGACATCCACATATTGGGCTAATTGGTGGAAAGTATATGGACTTGGAGAGATAGGTAGTTTAGAAGGTGCTTGTATTCCTGATTGGAAGTCTATTGATAAGATACCTGACGATGCTAGGCTTCTTTGTGCAGGTCTTGACTTTGGTTATTCGGTTGATCCTACAACCTACATAAGATTATACAAGTGGAACAATGCTTATATATTTGATGAGCTACTTTATAGAAAAGGTATGCTTAACAGAGACATAAGTAATTTCTTAACAGACAGTCGAGCTTTAGAACACATATACGCAGATAGTGCAGAGCCTAAGTCAATACAAGAGCTTAGAAACTATGGCCACAGAATATTCCCTGTAACAAAAGGCAGAGATTCAATAGTATATGGAATCAACCTTATAAATCAGAATGAAGTGTATGTAACATCAAGATCAAAGAATATGATAAGAGAATTACAAGGCTATGTATGGGATAAAGACAAAGAGGGAAACAATATACAAAAACCTACAGGTGCGCATCCTGACTGTATTGATGCTGCTAGATATTCATTAATGATGGCCTTACAAAACCCAAATAAGGGTAAATATGCAATAAGATAACAGAGGTAGATAAAAAAAACTAAAACTTTTATTAAAAAATGTTAATTATTCCAAAATAAAGTTGTAGATTTGATTATAATTAAAAACAAAACAAATGTATATAATAAATTTAGATGACCTTATAGAAGAGTATCAAAATAGATATTCAAGTGAATTATTTTCTGAAGAAAGTAAAGAACAAATAAAACAAAGACTAATAAACGATTTTCAAAAACAATAAAAAACAAAACAATGGAAGAATACAAAAAACTTAAGACAAAATTACAAAATGGTACAATTACTAAGTCAGAAAAGAAAAGACTTTTTATTTTAGCA